TCAGAGCTGGAAGTTACTCAAATCGTCGGTGTCCACTTCCGAGTCAATCTGCCCGACCAGATAAGAACTGACTTCCACTTCCTGCGGAGCAACCTGCACGTTATCAGACACCAGCCAAGTGTTGATCCACGGGATCGGGTTGGAGCGCGTCTGGAACGGCAGATCCAAACCGACTGCCTGCATACGGATATTGGTGATGTATTCAACGTACTGGCAGAGAATGTCTTTATTCAGACCAATCATCGAACCGTCGCGGAACAGATAATCCGCCCAGTCTTTCTCCTGTTGAGCTGCCTGAACAAACAGGTCATAGCACTCCTGCTTACACTCTTCGGCAATTTCCGCCATCTCAGGATCGTCCGCGCCGCTGCGCAGCAGATTCAGCATATGCTGGGTGCCGGTCAGGTGCAGGGCTTCGTCGCGGGCAATCAGGCGAATAATTTTGGCGTTGCCTTCCATCAATTCGCGTTCTGCAAAGGCAAAGGAACAAGCAAAGCTGACGTAGAAGCGGATCGCTTCCAGCGCGTTAACGCTCATCAGGCAAAGATACAGTTTTTTCTTCAGCTCGCGCAGGCTAACGGTTACGGTTTTACCGTTAACGGTGTGGGTGCCTTCGCCCAGAAGGTGCCAGTAGCTGGTCATTTCGATCAGTTCATCGTAATAGCTGGAGATCCCTTCCGCACGTTTCTGGATCTGCTCGTTGGTGACGATATCGTCAAACACAACAGACGGATCGTTAACGATATTACGAATGATATGAGTATAGGAACGGGAATGAATCGTTTCTGAGAACGCCCAGGTTTCGACCCAGGTTTCCAGTTCCGGAATAGAAATAAGCGGCAATAGCGCCACGTTCGGACTACGACCCTGAATGGAATCCAGCAGCGTCTGATATTTCAGGTTGCTGATAAAAATGTGTTTTTCGTGCTCCGGCAGCGCCTGGTAATCGATACGGTCGCGGGAGACGTCAACTTCTTCCGGACGCCAGAAGAAAGAGAGCTGCTTTTCGATCAGCTTTTCGAAGATGTCATATTTTTGCTGATCGTAGCGGGCCACGTTGACCGGCTGACCAAAGAACATCGGTTCTTTGAGCTGATCATTTTTCGTCTGTGAAAAGGTGGTATATGCCATGAGTGTGTCCTGTTGGGAGTTTAATGCCGGATAAGGCATTTTACGCCGCATCCTGTGCCTGATGCGACGCTGGCGCGTCTTATCAGGCCTACAAATCCGAGCCGTAGGCCGGATAAGGCGTTCACGCTGCATCCGGCATCTCAATATCAGATCTTACATGCGCCGCTTTCGCAGCCATCGTCCTGGATTGACGGTACCAGATCGTCCTGCGCGTCTTCAGCGCCGTCACGGGTGTTCTGATAATACAGCGTTTTGACCCCGAATTTGTAGGCGGTGAGCAGGTCTTTCAGCAACTGCTGCATCGGCACTTTTCCTGACGGGAAACGTGACGGATCGTAGTTGGTGTTAGCAGAGATCGACTGATCGATAAATTTCTGCATGATACCTACCAGTTGCAGGTAGCCATCGTTACCCGGCATTTCCCACAGCAGCTCATAGGCGTCGTGCAGGTGCTCGTAGTCCGGCACCACCTGGCGCAAAATACCGTCTTTCGACGCTTTGATGCTGACGTAACCGCGCGGCGGTTCAATACCGTTAGTGGCGTTAGAGATCTGCGAAGAGGTCTCGGACGGCATCAGGGCAGAAAGCGTGGAGTTACGCAGGCCGTGCGTTTTGATTGATTCACGCAATGCTTCCCAGTCGTAATGCAGCGGCTCATTAGCGATGGCATCCAGATCTTTCTTATAGGTATCGATCGGCAGGATCCCTTTCGCGTAAGTGGTTTCGTTAAACCACGGGCACGCGCCTTGCTCTTTAGCCAGCTCATTAGACGCTTTCAGCAGGTAATACTGAATCGCTTCGAAGGTTTTATGCGTCAGGTTGTTGGCGCTGCCGTCGGAGTAGCGTTTACCGTGCTTCGCCAGGTAGTAAGCGAAGTTGATCACACCAATACCCAGCGTACGACGACCCATCGCTCCACGTTTGGCGGCCGGGATCGGGTAATCCTGATAATCCAGCAGCGCGTCAAGTGCACGAACCGCCAGAATTGCCAGCTCTTCCAGTTCATCCAGGTTATTAATTGCGCCCAGGTTGAAAGCAGACAGCGTACACAGCGCGATTTCACCGTTCTCGTCGTTGACGTCGTTCAGCGGTTTGGTCGGCAGGGCTATCTCCAGGCACAGGTTAGACTGACGCACTGGCGCGATGGCCGGATCAAACGGGCTATGGGTATTACAGTGGTCAACGTTCTGAATATAGATACGACCGGTAGACGCACGTTCCTGCATCATCAGCGAGAACAGCTCAACGGCTTTCACACGCTGCTTGCGGATGCTGTCGTCTTTCTCATATTTGGTATACAGACGTTCAAACTCTTCCTGATCGGCGAAGAACGCGTCGTACAGCCCCGGTACGTCGGACGGGCTGAACAGGGTGATATCTTCACCTTTCAGCAGACGGGTATACATCAGTTTGTTGATTTGTACCCCGTAGTCCATATGACGCACGCGGTTGCCTTCCACACCACGGTTGTTTTTCAACACCAGCAGGCTTTCCACTTCCAGATGCCACATCGGGTAGAACAGCGTTGCCGCACCGCCGCGCACACCGCCCTGAGAGCAGGATTTCACCGCTGTCTGGAAATGTTTGTAGAACGGAATGCAGCCGGTATGGAACGCTTCACCACCGCGAATCGGGCTACCCAGCGCACGAATACGCCCGGCGTTGATGCCGATCCCGGCACGCTGGGAAACGTATTTAACAATCGCGCTGGAGGTGGCGTTGATGGAATCCAGGCTGTCACCGCACTCGATCAGTACGCAGGAGCTGAACTGACGAGTCGGGGTACGCACGCCGGACATGATTGGCGTCGGCAGCGAAATTTTAAATGTGGAAACCGCGTCGTAAAAACGCTTCACATATTGCAGGCGCGTTTCACGCGGGTAGTTCGAGAACAGGCACGCGGCAACCAGAATATAAAGGAACTGGGCGCTCTCATAGATTTCGCCGGTCACGCGGTTCTGTACCAGATATTTGCCTTCCAGCTGCTTAACGGCAGCATAAGAGAAGGTCATATCACGGTCGTGATCGATAAACGTGTCCATCTGCTTGAACTCTTCTTCCGTGTAGTCTTCCAGCAGATGATTATCGTATTTGCCCATCTCGACCATTTTCACCACGTGGTCGTACAGCGCAGGCGGCTCAAACTGGCCGTAGGCTTTTTTACGCAGGTGGAAGATCGCCAGGCGCGCGGCGAGATACTGATAATCCGGCGCATCACGGGAGATCAGGTCTGCGGCAGCCTTGATAATGGTTTCGTGGATGTCAGAGGTCTTGATACCGTCATAAAACTGAATGTGGGAGCGCAGCTCGACCTGGGAAATCGAAACGTTATGCAGTCCTTCTGCCGCCCAATCCAGAACGCGATGGATTTTGTCGAGATTGATGCGCTCTGTGCTACCGTCGCGCTTTGTCACCAGCAGATTCTGATTCATGTATGTCGTACCTGTTTTTGGAATTCTTTCCGCAATAGTTTCATGCAGACTACCTGTAGTACGGGAAGCTGCTTAGAACACTATATATAGGGGGTATGTTTGGGATTCACTGCAAGATAGTGTGAAAATGGCCCTCTTGCAAGTGCATAACTTTGTGGATAACTCAGGAAGGAAAAAGTGGCTTTCGCGCACCTTAGGTCAGACAAGGTGTCCGGGAAAGTCAATGGGAAGAGAAAAATTTGTTAAAAATAACTGTTCGGCGATTTCTTGAACGGCAGAATAGGTTGGATAAATTGATATAGATGGTTTATTAATCTTTTTGCTAATGATTGCAAAAATTGATCTAAGCACGAGTCATCACATAATCTGATGTATCAGTTGTGGTCAATATATAAGCGAATGTAAGCGATTGTTGATGTCGAAATGGTTGTTTTCTATTCGGTTATTGTTAAATGCGAAGCCATTTTGTTAATTTACCTTATATTATAAAAAATTATTCATTACTTTAATTTAGTTTAAATATAACTGGTATCCCTTAAGGTTATTAACTTGAATTATGACGCACTGATATTATTCATCAAATAATAACAAAATAGCCATTGCATCGGGTTGGACAATTTACAAAAGAAAGATAACCCATATTGTATAATGCGTTTAAATATGCCGTCTTATATAAAATGATGGTCAGATTAATATGCGGATTATCTTTCTACGCAAGGGTAATGCTGCCAACTTACTGATTTAGTGTATGATGGTGATTTTAAGGTGCTTGCGTGGCTTCCATTTCCATCAGATGTCCTTCCTGCTCCGCTACTGAAGGCGTGGTGCGTAACGGCAAAAGCACTGCCGGACATCAGCGCTATCTCTGCTCTCATTGCCGTAAAACATGGCAACTACAGTTCACTTACACCGCCTCTCAGCCCGGTACGCACCAGAAAATCATTGATATGGCCATGAATGGCGTCGGATGTCGCGCCAGTGCACGCATTATGGGCGTTGGCCTCAACACGGTTTTACGTCACTTAAAAAACTCAGGCCGCAGTCGGTAACCTCGCGCATACAACCGGGCAGTGATGTGATTGTCTGCGCTGAAATGGACGAACAGTGGGGCTACGTCGGTGCTAAATCACGTCAGCGCTGGCTGTTTTACGCGTATGACAGGATACGGAGGACGGTTGTGGCGCACGTCTTCGGTGAACGCACTCTGGCCACACTGGAGCGTCTTCTGAGCCTGCTGTCGGCCTTTGAGGTCGTGGTATGGATGACGGATGGCTGGCCGCTGTATGAATCACGCCTGAAGGGAAAGCTGCACGTTATCAGCAAGCGTTACACTCAGCGCATTGAGCGACATAATCTGAATCTGAGACAACATCTGGCAAGGCTGGGACGGAAGTCACTGTCGTTCTCAAAATCGGTGGAGCTGCATGACAAGGTCATCGTGCATTATCTGAACATAAAACACTATCAGTAAGTTGGAGTCATTACCCAGCAGGCTATGGAGATGGTCCTTCCACTGCGGCGGGTGGCTTTATGTATCTCGGCTTAAGTGAAGTTACCTTTGATATTGCCGACGGAAAAACGCTGGTTATCGGCAATACAGAGAATGACGGAGCTGTTGACTCTATTGCTGGTACCGGGTTGATCACCAAAACAGGTTCCGGCGATCTGGTACTTAATGCAGATAACAATGACTTTACTGGCGAGATGCAGATTGAAAACGGTGAAGTTACCCTGGGCCGCAGCAACTCCCTGATGAATGTCGGCGATACGCATTGCCAGGACGATCCGCAAGACTGCTACGGTCTGACGATAGGGAGTATTGATAAGTACCAGAATCAGGCAGAGCTAAACGTTGGCTCCACCCAACAAACCTTTGTGCACTCATTGACGGGCTTTCAGAATGGCACTTTAAATATCGATGCTGGTGGCAATGTTACTGTTAATCAAGGTAGTTTTGCTGGCACCATCGAAGGTGCTGGTCAGCTCACCATTGCGCAAAACGGCAGCTACGTGCTGTCGGGGGCGCAGTCGATGGCGCTAACCGGCGATATAGTCGTTGATGATGGTGCGGTGCTTTCGCTGGAAGGCGACGCGGCAGATCTCGCCGCTCTCCAGGACGATCCGCAGTCGATCGTGTTAAACGGCGGTGTGCTCGATCTCTCTGATTTCTCCACCTAGCAGAGCGGCACATCATACAATGATGGCCTTGAAGTCAGTGGCAGCAGCGGAACGGTTATCGGCAGTCAGGATGTGGTAGATCTTGCAGGTGGCGACAATTTGCATATCCGCGGCGACGGGAAAGATGGCGTCTACGTGGTGGTCGATGCGAGCGACGGGCAGGTAAGTCTGGCAAACAATAATAGTTATTTGGGCACAACACAAATCGCCTCCGGTACGCTGATGGTGAGCGACAACTCGCAGCTTGGAGATACCCACTATAACCGCCAGGTTATCTTTACCGATAAGCAACAAGAAAGCGTGATGGAGATTACTGCCAATGTCGATACTCGCTCTACGACGACTGAGCATGGGCGTGATATTGAAATGCGCGCCGACGGTGAAGTGGCAGTTGATGCGGGGGTAGACACGCAGTGGGGCGCACTGATGGCTGACAGCAGCGGGCAGCATCAGGATGAGGGTAGCACATTTACTAAAACGGGGGCGGGTACGCTGGAGCTGACCGCCAGCGGTACAACGCAGTCGGCAGTACGTGTCGAAGAAGGCACCCTGAAAGGCGATGTTGCGGATATCTTTCCTTATGCTTCGTCACTGTGGGTCGGTGATGGGGCGACGTTCGTTACTGGCGCGGATCAGGATATTCAGTCTATCGATGCTACTTCCAGCGGCACTATCGATATCAGCGATGGTACGGTTTTGCGTCTGACCGGGCAGGATACTTCCGTCGCCCTTAATGCCTCATTGTTTAACGGCGATGGGACGCTGGTGAATGCTACCGATGGCGTGACGTTGACAGGTGAGCTTAATACCAACCTTGAAACTGACAGCCTGACCTATCTTGCCGACGTGACGGTTAATGGTGATCTGACCAATACGTCCGGTGCGGTTAGCCTGCAAAATGGCGTCGCTGGCGATACGCTAACGGTAAACGGTGATTATACTGGCGGCGGTACGCTACTGTTCGACAGCGAATTAAACGGCGATGACTCGGTAAGCGATCAATTGGTGATGAACGGTAATACTGCTGGCAACACAACTGTGGTGGTTAACTCCATTACAGGGATTGGTGAGCCGACATCGACAGGCATTAAAGTGGTTGATTTCGCAGCTGATCCCACGCAGTTTCAAAACAATGCACAGTTCAGTCTGGCTGGCAGTGGCTACGTCAACATGGGAGCGTATGACTACACGCTAGTGGAAGATAACAACGACTGGTATCTGCGATCGCAAGAAGTAACGCCGCCATCGCCACCTGATCCAGACCCGGACCCAACACCCGATCCAATCCCCGCTTACCAGCCGGTGCTGAATGCCAAAGTTGGCGGTTATCTCAATAACCTGCGGGCGGCAAATCAGGCGTTTATGATGGAGCGACGCGATCACGCTGGTGGCGATGGTCAGACGCTGAATTTACGTGTTATCGGCGGACGTTATCATTACACGGCGGCAGGGCAACTGGCTCAGCAGGAAGACACTTCTACGGTGCAGCTTAGCGGCGGCTTGTTTAGCGGGCGCTGGGGCACGGATGGCGAGTGGATGCTTGGGGCGGTTGGTGGCTACAGTGATAATCAGGGCGACAGCCGCTCGAATATGACCGGAACTCGCGCCGATAACCAGAACCACGGTTATGCCGTTGGGCTGACCTCAAGCTGGTATCAGCACGGTAATTAGAAGCAGGGGGCCTGGCTGGATAGCTGGCTGCAATACGCGTGGTTTAACAATGATGTTTCCGAACATGAAGATGGCGTGGATCGTTACCATTCGTCGGGGATTATCGCCTCGCTGGAAGCCGGGTATCAGTGGTTACCGGGGCGTGGTGTGGTGATTGAACCGCAGGCGCAGGTGATTTATCAGGACGTGCAGCAGGATGATTTTACCGCCGCTAACCATGCGCGCGTGTCACAATCGCAGGGGGATGATATTCAGACGCGGCTGGGTTTACACAGCGAATGGCGTACCGCGGTTGGTGTCACACCAACATTAGATCTGAATTATTATCACGATCCCCATGCGACGGAAATTGAAGAAGATGGCAGCACTATCAGTGACGATGCGGTGAAGCGACGGGGTGAAATAAAAGTGGGAGTCACGGGCAATATCAGTCAGCGAGTGTCCCTGCGCGGCAGCGTGGCGTGGCAGAAAGGGAGTGATGATTTTGCCCAGACGGCAGGGTTTTTGTCGATGACGGTGAAATGGTAATCACTGTCTAGTCGGCACGGTTGCCGGATGCGGCGTAAACGCCTTATCCGGCCTACGGGGAGCATTTGTAGGCCTGATAAGACGCGGCAAGCGTCGCATCAGGCATTGGCTCGGCCAAACAACAACCTCACTTATTCTGCGTGTGCAGCATATAGTTCACATCCACGCCGGGGCCGAGTTTAAAAGTATTAGTGAGCGGGTTGTAATGTAGCCCAGTTATATGTCGCTCTTTAAGGCTTGTCTGATCTACCCAGCCAAGCAGTTCTGCCGGTTTAATAAACTTCTTCACATCATGCGTGCCTTTGGGCACCATGCGCAAAATATATTCCGCGCCAACCACCGCCATCAGCCATGACTTGCCGTTGCGGTTAAGCGTCGAGAAAAAGACATCGCCGCCTGGTTTCACCAGTTGCGCACAGGCTCTGACCACTGACTGCGGATCGGGGACGTGCTCCAGCATCTCCATGCAGGTCACCACATCATACTGCCCGGCATGTTTTGCCGCGTGCTCTTCCACGGTTTCCTGCACATAATCCACCTGAATGCCGCTTTCCAGCGCGTGCAGTTTTGCCACCTGCAATGGCTCAAAGCCCATATCCAGACCGGTCACCGTCGCGCCTTCGCGCGCCATACTCTCGGCCAGAATGCCGCCGCCACAACCGACATCGAGCACCTTTTTGCCAAATAAACCGCCAGCACGCTCGGCAATATAGCCCAGACGCAGCGGGTTAATGCGGTGCAACGGTTTGAACTCACCTTCAAGATCCCACCAGCGGGAGGCGACGGCTTCAAATTTAGCGATCTCTTCGTGGTCTACGTTATGGTTTTCCGGCGATTTTTCGGCATTCATTGGCACTTCTACTCCGTAATTGGCAAGACAAACGAGTATATCAGGCATTGGATGTGAATAAAGCGTATAGGTTTACCTCAAACTGCGCGGCTGTGTTATAATTTGCGACCTTTGAATCCGGGATACAGTAGAGGGATAGCGGTTAGATGAGCGACCTTGCGAGAGAAATTACACCGGTCAACATTGAGGAAGAGCTGAAGAGCTCCTATCTGGATTATGCGATGTCGGTCATTGTTGGCCGTGCGCTGCCAGATGTCCGAGATGGCCTGAAGCCGGTACACCGTCGCGTACTTTACGCCATGAACGTACTAGGCAATGACTGGAACAAAGCCTATAAAAAATCTGCCCGTGTCGTTGGTGACGTAATCGGTAAATACCATCCCCATGGTGACTCGGCGGTTTATGACACGATCGTCCGTATGGCGCAGCCATTCTCGCTGCGTTACATGCTGGTAGACGGTCAGGGTAACTTCGGTTCCATCGACGGCGACTCTGCGGCGGCAATGCGTTATACGGAAATCCGTCTGGCGAAAATTGCCCATGAACTGATGGCCGATCTCGAAAAAGAGACGGTCGATTTCGTTGATAACTATGACGGCACGGAAAAAATTCCCGACGTCATGCCAACCAAAATTCCTAACCTGCTGGTGAACGGTTCTTCCGGTATCGCCGTAGGTATGGCAACCAACATCCCGCCGCACAACCTGACGGAAGTCATCAACGGTTGTCTGGCGTATATCGATGATGAAGACATCAGCATTGAAGGGCTGATGGAACACATCCCGGGGCCGGACTTCCCGACGGCGGCAATCATTAACGGTCGTCGCGGTATTGAAGAAGCTTACCGTACCGGTCGCGGCAAGGTGTATATCCGCGCTCGCGCAGAAGTGGAAGTTGACGCCAAAACCGGTCGTGAAACCATTATCGTCCACGAAATTCCGTATCAGGTAAACAAAGCGCGCCTGATCGAGAAGATTGCGGAACTGGTAAAAGAAAAACGCGTGGAAGGCATCAGCGCGCTGCGTGACGAGTCTGACAAAGACGGTATGCGCATCGTGATTGAAGTGAAACGCGATGCGGTCGGTGAAGTTGTGCTCAACAACCTCTACTCCCAGACCCAGTTGCAGGTTTCTTTCGGTATCAACATGGTGGCATTGCACCATGGTCAGCCGAAGATCATGAACCTGAAAGACATCATCGCGGCGTTTGTTCGTCACCGCCGTGAAGTGGTGACCCGTCGTACTATTTTCGAACTGCGTAAAGCTCGCGATCGTGCTCATATCCTTGAAGCATTAGCCGTGGCGCTGGCGAACATCGACCCGATCATCGAACTGATCCGTCATGCGCCGACGCCTGCAGAAGCGAAAACTGCGCTGGTTGCTAATCCGTGGCAGCTGGGCAACGTTGCCGCGATGCTCGAACGTGCTGGCGACGATGCTGCGCGTCCGGAATGGCTGGAGCCAGAGTTCGGCGTGCGTGATGGTCTGTACTACCTGACCGAACAGCAAGCTCAGGCGATTCTGGATCTGCGTTTGCAGAAACTGACCGGCCTTGAGCACGAAAAACTGCTCGACGAATACAAAGAGCTGCTGGATCAGATCGCGGAACTGTTGCGTATTCTTGGTAGCGCCGATCGTTTGATGGAAGTGATCCGTGAAGAGCTGAAGCTGGTTCGTGAACAGTTCGGTGACAAACGTCGTACTGAAATCACCGCCAACAGCGCAGACATCAACCTGGAAGATCTGATCACTCAGGAAGATGTGGTAGTGACGCTCTCTCACCAGGGCTACGTTAAGTATCAGCCGCTTTCTGAATACGAAGCGCAGCGTCGTGGCGGGAAAGGTAAATCTGCCGCACGTATTAAAGAAGAAGACTTTATCGACCGACTGCTGGTGGCGAACACTCACGACCATATTCTGTGCTTCTCCAGCCGTGGTCGCGTCTATTCGATGAAAGTTTATCAGTTGCCGGAAGCCACTCGTGGCGCGCGCGGTCGTCCGATCGTCAACCTGCTGCCGCTGGAGCAGGACGAACGTATCACTGCGATCCTGCCAGTGACCGAGTTTGAAGAAGGCGTGAAAGTCTTCATGGCGACCGCTAACGGTACCGTGAAGAAAACTGTCCTCACCGAGTTCAACCGTCTGCGTACCGCCGGTAAAGTGGCGATCAAACTGGTTGACGGCGATGAGCTGATCGGCGTTGACCTGACCAGCGGCGAAGACGAAGTAATGCTGTTCTCCGCTGAAGGTAAAGTGGTGCGCTTTAAAGAGTCTTCTGTCCGTGCGATGGGCTGCAACACCACCGGTGTTCGCGGTATTCGCTTAGGTGAAGGCGATAAAGTCGTCTCTCTGATCGTGCCTCGTGGCGATGGCGCAATCCTCACCGCAACGCAAAACGGTTACGGTAAACGTACCGCAGTGGCGGAATACCCAACCAAGTCGCGTGCGACGAAAGGGGTTATCTCCATCAAGGTTACCGAACGTAACGGTTTAGTTGTTGGCGCGGTACAGGTAGATGACTGCGACCAGATCATGATGATCACCGATGCCGGTACGCTGGTACGTACTCGCGTTTCAGAAATCAGCATCGTGGGCCGTAACACCCAGGGCGTGATCCTCATCCGTACTGCGGAAGATGAAAACGTAGTGGGTCTGCAACGTGTTGCTGAACCGGTTGACGAGGAAGATCTCGATACCATCGACGGCAGTGCCGCGGAAGGGGACGATGAAATCGCTCCGGAAGTGGACGTTGACGACGAGCCAGAAGAAGAATAATTTTACTTCTTCATGCCAAAAGGGAGCTATCTCCCTTGTTTGAATTGAAAAGTCCAGGCTGCAAAGTCTGGGCTTTTGTCGTATTAGGGCACGGTAAAGTTTGGCTGTGCCCGTAAAAAATGGCTGGCTATACACAAGGAATGTGGCAATGAGTGGTGAAAAAAAGGCGAAAGGCTGGCGGTTCTATGGTCTTGTAGGTTTTGGCGCAATAGTACTGCTTTCCGCTGGCGTCTGGGCGTTGCAATATGCTGGCAGTGGGCCAGAAAAAACGTTGTCGCCGCTGGTGATGCACAACAATCTGCAAATCGATCTCAATGAGCCGGACCTCTTTCTCGACAGCGACTCTCTGAGCCAGCTTCCCAAAGATCTCCTCACCATTCCGTTTCTCCACGATGTTCTGAGTGAAGATTTCGTTTTCTATTATCAGAATCATGCCGATCGTCTGGGCATTGAAGGCAGCATTCGTCGCATTGTCTATGAACACGATCTCACGCTGAAAGATAAACTCTTTTCGTCACTCTTAGATCAGCCTGAGGTAGCCTGAGTTTAACGGACACTCCTTCCTGAAATAGAATGGCATCAGAAGGAGCTAATAATGAGCAGAAAAAACCAACGTTACTCTAAAGAGTTCAAAGCCGAAGCTGTCAGAACGGTTCTTGAAAATCAACTTTCGATCAGTGAAGGCGCTTCCCGATTATCCCTTCCTGAAGGCACTTTAGGACAATGGGTTACCGCCGCCAGAAAAGGGCTCGGTACTCCTGGTTCCCGCACGGTGGCTGAACTGGAATCTGAAATTCTGCAACTGCGTAAGGCGTTAAATGAAGCTCGCCTTGAGCGAGATATATTAAAAAAGCAACAGCGTATTTTGCACAGGAGTCGCTGAAAAATACGCGTTAATCGAACAATGGCGACATGAAGTGGTCAACAAAAACTGGCCACCGAGTTAGAGTTTTTCCAGTATCGATTTTCCGATTCGTTTGGGGGTAACCCACCGTTATATTCGTGCGGTCTTAGTGCGCTGTAATATCCAACGATATAGTCCGTTATGGCGTGAGCTGCCTCGCTGAAGCTTACGTAACCCACCACCGGCATCCATTCGTTCTTCAGACTCCTGAAGAAGCGTTCCATTGGGCTGTTATCCCAGCAGTTTCCGCGCCGGCTCATACTCTGTCTGATCTGGTATCGCCACAATAACTGCCGGAACTGCCTGCTCGTATAATGACTGCCCTGATCGCTGTGGAACATCACCCCGCCGGGCTTACCACGGGTTTCCCATGCCATTTCCAGCGCTTTCATGGTGAGCCTGCTGTCCGGCGAGAACGACATGGCCCAGCCCACTGGTTTTCTTGCGAACAGGTCGAGAACAACGGCGAGGTACGCCCAGCGCTTACCCGTCCAGATACAGGTCACATCACCGCACCACACCTGATTTGGCTCGGTCACGGCGAACTGCCTTTCAAGGTAGTTAGGGATGGCAACATGTTCATGACCACCACGTTTATACCGGTGAGTCGGCTGCTGACAGCTGACCAGCCCCAGCTCTTTCATGAGCCTGCCAGCAAGCCAGCGTCCCATCTGGTAGCCTCTCCGGGTTGCCATTGTGGCGATGCTTCTTGCTCCGGCCGAACCATGGCTGATGCCATGTAGCTCAAGTACCTGACTGCGTAATACAGCCCGTCTGCCGTCTGGTTTTTCAGGACGGTTTTTCCAGTATCTGTAGCTGCTGCGATGAACCCCGAACACTTGGCAGAGTGTGACCACAGGATAATGCGCTCTGAGTTTCCCGATTATCGAGAACAGTTCAGGGAGTCTGACATCAAGAGCGCGGTAGCCTTTTTTAATATTTCATTCTCCATTTCAATGCGTTGTAGCTTTTTCCTCAGCTTACGTATTTCGATTTGTTCTGGTGTTATCGGAGAGGCTTTTGGTGTTTTGCCCTGACGCTCATCACGCAGTTGTTTGCCCCATCTTGTCATTGTGGAAAGGCCAACATCCATAGCTTTGGCGGCATCTGCCACCGTGTATTTCTGGTCAACAACCAGTTGAGCGGATTCGCGTTTAAACTCTGCGCTAAAATTTCTTTTTTTCATTGGAGCACCTGTGTTGTTCTGAGGTGAGCATATCACCTCTGTTCAGGTGGCCAAATTCAGTGTGCCACTTCAAACACCGTTTCGTGGAGATTTCGCGCGCCTGCCGGACACGGATTGTCAGGGATATCAAAAAAGCCAGGTAATATCATATTTTTTGTCATCTGGTATTGTTCCGCAGTTTTCGGATTACCCGCAGTAATATTTTTTAAATGCAACATTGTTAAATACTCGCTACGTTATACCAGGTGCCATTAATCAGTTTTTGCAGCGGTCGGTAATACACACCGTTGACGTTATCCGCTGAGTTATGGCCGGTATCCGAGGTAATGACTCCAACTTACTGATAGTGTTTTATGTTCAGATAATGCCCGATGACCTTGTCATGCAGCTCCACCGATTTTGAGAACGACAGTGACTTCCGTCCCAGCCTTGCCAGATGTTGTCTCAGATTCAGATTATGTCGCTCAATGCGCTGAGTGTAACGCTTGCTGATAACGTGCAGCTTTCCCTTCAGGCGTGATTCATACAGCGGCCAGCCATCCGTCATCCATACCACGACCTCAAAGGCCGACAGCAGGCTCAGAAGACGCTCCAGTATGGCCAGAGTGCGTTCACCGAAGACGTGCGCCACAACCGTCCTCCGTATCCTGTCATACGCGTAAAACAGCCAGCGCTGACGTGATTTAGCACCGACGTAGCCCCACTGTTCGTCCATTTCAGCGCAGACAATCACATCACTGCCCGGTTGTATGCGCGAGGTTACCGACTGCGGCCTGAGTTTTTTAAGTGACGTAAAACCGTGTTGAGGCCAACGCCCATAACTGCGTGCACTGGCGCGACATCCGACGCCATTCATGGCCATATCAATGATTTTCTGGTGCGTACCGGGCTGAGAGGCGGTGTAAGTGAACTGTAGTTGCCATGTTTTACGGCAATGAGAGCAGAGATAGCGCTGATGTCCGGCAGTGCTTTTTGCCGTTACGCACCACGCCTTCAGTAGCGGAGCAGGAAGGACATCTGATGGAAATGGAAGCCACGCAAGCACCTTAAAATCACCATCATACACTAAATCAGTAAGTTGGCAGCATTACCGCTTTTTTCGGAGGACGACAAAAACTGGTATGAAGAACTGAAGAATTTCGCCAGCGACACAATTAAAATAGCTTACACCGGAGACGGGCGCGTGGTGTGGGTCGGTAAGGATGTGACAGGCATTGAACCCCGTAACGCCAGTGTTATTGAAGTTCCTGATATTACCGCCAACCGCCGCATTACCGCGCCGGGTTACTGGTTTTACCGCAATGATGAATTTGTCTTTGACTACAGACTCAAAGCGGAAGATGAGCGTGATGCCCTTCTGGCTCAGGTCAGTGCCCGGACAGGGGAATGGGAAGAAGACCTGCTGCTGGGGTTAATCAGCGACGAAGATAAAGAAAAGCTGAAAGCCTGTCGTATTTACGCGAAATCGCTGCAGGCGATGGATTTCAGCACCATCACAGATAAAGCCACATATAACGCCATCAACTGGCCGGAGCGTCCCGATGCCGCAGCTTAAAGGTGTGATTAAAACGCCCACGGGGGAACCGCTGGACGGCGCAACCATTACACTAACCTCCATACACAACCGTGCAGGGATTCTGAAAAGTGTTTTCAGCCATGTCACCACACAGAACGGGGAATATGACTTCCCCGTTCTGCCGGGTGTGTGAGGTGTACTGGCAATAGCGGACACTACCATTTGTTCTTTTTTTGAGCAGTCATCTGATGATATTTTTCCCTTGAAGGCTGCCGGGGAGATATTCCCCAGACGAGAGTGACGACGCTGACGATTGTAGAAAATCTCAATGTATTCCCGTATTACTGAGATGGCTTCATCCCGGTTATTAAAACGATAGTGGCTCAGGCTCTCATTTTTCAGCGTTCCCCAGAAGCTTTCCATCGGAGCGTTGTCGTAACAGTGACCTTTACGCGACATTGATGTTTTCAGACCAGACTGCTCCTGTATGACCCGGTAATCGTATGCGCAGTACTGTGAACCTCGATCAGAGTGGTGGATTAGCCCGGCAAGTGGGCGCTGGCTCCTGAGCGCCATAAACAGGGCTTTACCTGTCAGCTCTTTTGTCATGCGCTCTCCCATGGCGTAGCCGACAATTTCGCACGTATAAACATCTTTGATGCCAGCGAGGTACAACCATCCCTCCTGTGTGGCAACATACGTCAGGTCCGCCACCCAGACCTGATTTGGTGCTGTAGGAGCGAA